ACCGATTATATACTGTATTTCATCTTCAAATGTTTCAAATTTATTCGGTGAGTGTTTTAATAACAACACATTGATGTCTAAGGTTGCTACATGTCCCTTCTTCATTAACTCTTCGGTCTTAATAATCTTGTAAGAAGGACCAAACAAACCCTCTAAAACCCACTTATGTGTTTGTGATCCATCAAGAGTTCCTGTGAAACCATAACGATATTTGGCATCAGCAAGTTTTGTCATTATAGATACTAGTGATTTTGATTTAAACTGGTGAGCTTCGTCCCCAACCACAACAGAGAATCTCTCAAAATATTTTCGGGGAAGTTTGTAGATTGATTGCCAAGTAGTAATAATGACTTGAGAGTCTGTCTCTCTTTCTTTTCCTGCGTATATCTTGTGGCAAAATGAACCTACGTCCCAACCATAGTCTGCAAAATCTTTATACATCTGTTCTACTAACGAGGTCGTCGGAACGATTATCAGAGTATTTTTCCCTTTCTCAACGAAATATCGAACAATCGAGTATATCATCAACGATTTACCCGAAGCAGTTGGGGATATCAACAACTTTCTATTATGTCTTAGAGCGTCGTATACTCCCTCTACTTGATAAGAACGTGGTTTGAACTTGCAAATAGAATTCATATAATCTTTTACACCCTCCATTGATATGAAGTCGTTTACTTCAAATGGAAGTCCATAGAACTCGCTGTCTGTAAATGAATAATTATAACCGTGATCTCTACAAAATTGGATTACTCGATCTAATAATCCTACATATATTTCTCCTTTCTGAGTATTAAATAACCTTATCTTTCCATCCCAATACTTTTTTTGGTATGATGGCATATACTTTACACCAGGTACTTCAAACGTAAAACTGTCTGATAGTTCATAGTATACATGTGGTTCTGCCTCAATCTTTAGGAAGACCTCATTTTTCTTTGAAATAACCAAATGAGACATAACATCTCCATCATTTCAGTTATTTATACTATGTTCTTTGAGTGAAATCGATACCTTCCATATGGTCGTATTCGTGTTGAAATACTCTAGATGCAAGTCCTTCCAACTTCATTTTGTGAGTTTTTTTATCTTCATCTTCATATTTTACAACAATCTTATCTGGTCTTTTAATCTTTAAGAAAAGATCTGGATAGGATAGACAACCTTCTTCCATTTCAACTTCTTCGGTATATGACTTGATAATGCGAGGATTAAAACATACCATTACTTCGTTATGTTCTAAATCTCTTACCATTACAAATGCTCTTTCCCAGATGCCAATTTGGTTTGCAGACAGACCAATACCATTATAATGGATCATATTATCTACTAATGTTTTAGATAAAAAATTTCTATCTAAATTATAACTACAAGAATTAACTCGATGATGAAATAATTGATGTTTTGGTTCTACTAGTTCTCTTATCATTAGAATCCTGATTGAAACTTCTGCCATTCAATGGCATTTTTTATTTGATATGTACGACCTGAGATGTTTCTAATTATCTCTTCAAGAAATTTAAGTGTGACATCATAGTATCTTATCTTCATGTCTGCTGTGCTTAACTTCTCATCTGCCTCCATATGCCTCTGTATTGCATCTTTTTCTCTAACCTTATACGGAAATGGGTCTTCTGCATATACCTCTGCAGGTGCTTTACCAGTGTAATAATTATGTCTTTCTAAACGAATACGATTATATGACTCTCTTGCTTTCTCTCTTAATAAAGAAATAGTATTATAAACTGTGTAATACTTTGAGTGAAGTTGAGGTATTTTTAGTGATTCATTATGTAGATTATCAGGATCAATGGTTGCATCACGCTCCCACATCTCTTGAATTTTTTCAAGATTCATAGACGAGTTCTGGCATCAGTATCAAATATATTATATACAGTATAACGCATAGTTGCCTCTGCTGTAAAGTAGTTTATGTCTGTTTCTGTAGCATCAAATTCCAAAGAGGTTAATGCAACTGGAAATAGATCGTTGAATTTTACAATTGCAACATCTTGAAAATTACTGTTTAGTATATGCAAACTACCATCACTAAACACTTCTAATGGATCTCTTAATCCATCTTTATCTGTAGTTTGATCGGCAAATTGTTGAGGTGTTTCTGGGAAACCAATACCTTTTAACCAATTATGCATTGCCATATAGTTTTGCATATTTTCATCAACAAGAAATCTTATAGTTAAATCACCATAAGTTAACTTTTCACCAGGTACATCAATATCTTTTAGATAAGATGGTTGAATAGCAGTCCCAAGTGATAACTCTGGTATTCTAGCAGAATTTGAAAAAAATGCAACCTTTGGATATTTTGCCAAGGTAAACTTGAATCCAACAGGTGCGAGAAAATTTCGGTTTTGTATCTGGTTAACAAAGGGGTCAGCCATTACTCACCTCCACCTCCATTACCACCGCCACCGTTGCCACCGCCGTTGCCTCCATTTCCACCATTTCCATTTCCGTTGCCATTTCCGTTTCCATTTCCATTTTTATTATCATCACCACTATCTGAACGATTATCAGGTGCTAAACGTCCACCATATCCCATCCTATATCCAGTTGGGATTTTTTTGCATTTCTTATCTGTAAAGCAATAATATTGTCCTGCAGGACATTTTTTTGCTTCGGTAGATTCTTTAAACTCTTTATAAGTTTTTTTTGTTAAAGTACTTCTGTTCATGTAATTTACAAACTCTTTTGATGCATCAACCATGTTATCTATATCTTCAAGAGATAATTTCTTAACAGGAAATATATTAGACCACCTATAACTTAAATCCATAGGTGACTGATAAGCATTAGTCACCATGTAGCTCCATAGAGTTTTATCTAATCCTGCTACTGGTGATGATGCAGAACCACTGAAACCAGTATTACCTGTTGTAGATGGATCTGTATTCATTGTGGGAGCTTCTTTTAGAAACTGACCAAACTTCTTCACTCTTCTATAATTAGATTAAACCAATCTTCACTCATACCTTTGATTATATCATCGGCTGATTCTTGATCTGGTGCATAACCCTCACGGATTAAATGTTCGGAAACTTTTTTATAATTTTGATGAGCTTCCTGTGTCTGTTTTGGACTTGGTTTCATGGCAATTATAGCTTTATCTGTATTTAGACAAAAAAAGAGGAGTTGAACTCCTCTTAATTAATTTACTTTGACTATTGGTAAATTTTACCTTTAAGTGCTGCTTTAATTTTTTTACCAGAGAGAAGATCTAATCTTGAATGTTCATCGATTGCAGCATAAGATGGTGCTATGTTGTCTGATGCCCAATCAAATGCATCGATGGCACTGAAACGTTTAGTAAAATTAAATGTAGATGAGTAAAGATATAGAGTACGTAGATAGTTTAAAGATTGATACTTTGCATCAGTTCTATCCTTACCACCTAATATATCTTTTCCACCGTGACCGTAAATACGTTGATCTTGAGCATCTCTAATATCATCATCATCTACAGAAAACAGTTCCCACAAAATATAATCATCCATTGTAAACTGTAATTGTGTCCAACTACTCTTAGTTGAAGTAACGTACTGTACAAAGGATTTGATACTTGTATCAATTTTAGAAGAACCCTTTGGTGGTTTTGTAGTAAAAAATCTTGTATTCCAATAATCCTGTAAAGGAGTATCAGCAATTATGTTGATTTTTTCTTCTACTGTTGTAAGAAATTTTTCAGTATCTTCAGAACTAACTTGACCAGAAAACTCTAATGAAGTTAAATCTAAACAAAATGCCTTGAATATTGCTTGTCTACTTTTACCCCATTTAACTATGGAAGCAGTTTCCTCTCTAACTTCCTGTAAAATAGGTAATAGTGGAGAAATAATTTTGTTTAAGGATGATACAGGTTTAGGAATGGTTTGACCTACAACTAAATTTAAAGGACTATCCATGTCATTAGTCGTCCACTGAACTAAATCAGTCTCTCCAGTTTCATAATTCATTAAGTTATTACCTACTAAAACTGAACCGTAGTTA